AAAGTATCTGCTGATCGTCACGCCAATAGTTGTCTAAGACTCCGCTATAAGTATCGCAAACTCTAGCTACTACTTGTTCTGGATCTTGCATATAAGATACCAGAGTAACTTTTGCACAGGGAGGTCTAAGAATTTGAACTTCAAATGAAGTCAAATCTTCACGTGCAATTAGTTTTGACCAAATAACATTGTTCATACTCCCTCCCAATTCTCGTCCTCTACCATCATGAGAGCTATGTAAGAGTACACCTGTGCGTCCATTAAAGCATTTACTAGTTCTTGTATACTATCCCTACCGTGAGTTTCATTTCTTAGAACAAGGGCTTTCAATCTTCCTGTTAATCCAACAAATTCTACAACCGCTCCATTTACTCCGGTATCACGAACAGCATCTTGATATTTTCTATTCTTTTCATTAAAGATTTCTCGTGATTTTGCGGTTATACGATCAAATTGATCCAATCTTTTTTCCATGACTTCATCTATATTAAACATCGCTCCTCCATATATCTTCAAATGCAAGTTGTGAAAATGATTTAAATTTCCTAACCGACAACGGTAAGGAAAAATTATAAGGGTGTTCTCTGGCAAATATGGGAATGTTGCTTCTAAACGCCCTATTTATTATTTCAGGATTGTCGTCAAACATAGCTACTCTACAACCCTCTCTCATTAATTTATCTGCTAAAATTATCCTATCTTCCTCCTCTATATGTATCTCATCAAATGGTATGTCACTATCTAATAACCAACTCCAAGTGTCAAAGAATATTCTAGTTTGCCTTGAAACTGGTCTAGAAGTAACAAATATTATGAATACTTCTTCATATCTTAACTTATTTACAAAGATAATAGCATCGGGATAGGCTTTCAGATTACGATAGCCTCCATTGAATTCGAACTCTGTTTTTAAACTTGCATAATCTGGATAATTCAGAGGTATGAATTGATCTTGTTTTGTTGATTTGTACAAATCTTCCTCTGATATTTTCAATCCTTTAACATCTCTAGCCCATTCAGCAAACGAGCTGTTAAGATCTGCAACCACACCATCTATATCTATAATAGCAACCTTTGAACCTATCGGTAAATTTTGTCTGAACTCCATGCGTAGTTTAAAGTCTAACATTCTTCCCTTCTGCTGAACAATATCTAACATCTGATCTTTACTGAAACCCCATATGTCAAATAAACATAGAACATATTTGAAAAGATCTGCAAGCTCTAAACCTATATTATCTTCACGTAATGTAACAGAATTTGATCTTCTATGACGTTTCCATTTTATTTCTCTTAATACTTCATCTATTTCCGACACTAACCCTAAAAGATATTTTTCAGTCCAATATGATTTGTCATCATTGTTTTCTATTTGCCGTATAATTTTATTATAAGCTAATTGTTCATACCATATAGTGTCAATGTTCATTTTATGCTCTTGTAAATATTCCCATAACTCTTCTATATGAGTTGTGCGACAGAAGATGTCTTTCCCATTGTGCATATCTCCCTACTGGATATACTTTTAAATCAAGTCTATCTTCATCTACTAACTCTTCAGTATTTGGAGGTATGTCCATAAACTTACCATATGTAACCCCATCAGGAAATAATTTTGTAGTGTCTGTATCCTTAACAAACTCTATATTTATATGTCCAAATAAAGATGAAATTCTTACTATAGGAGTTTCTATTCTTCCATCATATATTATTTGTTCTCCTAAGTTGAATTTGGGGTTCATCATTCTCAAAACATGATATAAAGGTTGAGAGTAAATGTGAAAAGATACGGTAGGAATAGATATGGTTTTTCTGATTTGTAAACTTGCTTCTGATGGAAAAGTGTGAAATATGAAATCATAATCTACTGAAAGTTGCTTCAAATCTATATCTGTAAACATTCCTTTAGTTTCTATGAAATTAGCTCCAGACCACATTCTATCCCATACAACTAAAGGATCATATCCATACTGGAGCTTATCAAAATTGCTAAATGTTGAAGAATAGTTATCAACAGATTCTTCTTCCCCCCATTGTTTCTGTACATATTCTCTATTAGTTCCCATATAGATTATAGATATTTCACATTTCTTAACTTTGGTATCCTTTATTATGTATGAAGGCAACCATTTGAACCAGAAAGCACCTTGTGGAAAATCTTTATGATATTTACCGTATATATCTATTTTACTACAACCATAATCTTTACAAGCCAAATAAGAGAATGCAGCCGAAGGACCAGTTCCTATTATGGCTACTTTGAATTTTTCCATTATCTTTCTCCTAAATCTATTCTATAGGTTACTAAATACCAGAATCTTAACATATTGTATGCATCCTTTTCATGGGGAGTATTACCTTTATTATCCCATTCTTGAGCTTTAGCCAAAGGTTTCCAATTTCCAGGACTTATTTTCCTTGTATTTGGTTTTTCTATATAATAAAAATAATAGCTTCTTAAAGTTTCATCTGAACCAAAATCCTTTAAAGGCATAGTTTCTATCAACATTACATCATAAATTATATTACCGATAAATTCATAAGCTTCAACTAAAGGAAGAGTAAATCTACATAAACTTGCATTTTCAGTATCAAATATAACAAAACCAGTTTGGTTTCCTGGGTCAACAGAAATTATAATCATTAATAATCTCCTCAGGCATAGTGAACGGTAAAGTACTCCGCTCACTATGCCCATAATTGATTACCGTATTAGAACGGTATATTCTTGGGTTTCACCACATCGGTAGGAATTGATACTCTAGGTCTATCCGTGGAAGCTGAAGGAGCGGAGGCTCCTATGGACGGTGATGGGGAATCGGTTACAATACATTTATCAACAACGGATTGTAACTGATCCTTATAGGTTTCATGAGTAATTACTCCACGAAAAGTTTTCCCTATGAAGTATTCTGAGGTTGCTTTTCCTTTGCGAGGAGCTCCAAGAGCATCTAGAAATTCATTACGTTTCCATGCAGCTTGTGGGCTATGAGACACATTCATACGAACGTGCATTCCCTGATCAGGTCCTGCATCTTGGCAAATACAATCGAAAGCCCAATTAGGATATCCAGAACCACCCATACTCTCTTTGCATCCAGCTATCCTGAAATTATGGGTTCCTGCACTAACTAATCCGGTCTCTCGCTCCAGATCAATTTCATATCTTTCGTCAGCCATTTCATTACTCCTTATGTACACTCTTTGCCCACACTTCGTAAAGATGATCGAAAGTGGGATCGGTTATAGTAGGAGGAAGTACACCACTCCTGTCTTTCGTAACAAAGTTTACTTCATCAAATACCATAACTCTTGGTTTTGCAGGCTCTGAAGAGTCTGCTTTGAATAGATATCCTACAATATCCATCATACGACATATATTACGTGATGTTGATTTTCCGGTAAGTTGAGGTTGGACAATATCAGTCTCAAACTCTTTACCTGCAACGTTACTTATTAGAACAACGTGCATGGGAAGAGAACGAATTGCCCGAACAAACTTGTCAAAATCATCTAACATCTTACCGTAGTCTGATTGAGACGGTAAACTATCGTAAGATCTACGTACTCCGGTAAAGGATCCAACAACGTGCGCCATAGCTATCTTTTGCAACTCGTTCAAAGAGTCTATTACAACAGTTTGAAATGTGTTTTCTGTACTTGAAAGGAAAGCGTAGGCATTCTGCAGATCTTCCCAATTGGATATTTGAATTCTACTTATCTTATGACGTACCGAAGCCAATCCTCTATCAATATCAAGAAATAAAGGTCTCGGCCAAGTTGCACTGAACACAGTTTTCCCCACTCCTGATTCTCCGTATACGAGAAATTTAATCTCGTTTGGATTAAATCCAACCTCAAGTTCTTCCACTAAACTCGTAGGGGGAAATGGAGTTTCTTGAACAGATTTAGGAACTACCACTTCGGTAGGAAGGTTCTGTTCAGGTGCTGGATCCTGTGCAGAAACTTCTCCCGGAATGCTCGTAGATCCTTCCACTATCCCATTCTTTTCTTTATCAATCTTCTTCTGATCCATCTTCCTTTGCTCCTTCATCTAACTTTGGTTCGTATTTCTTATATCTGCTGAGAACAGATTCTGATTTTCCTGAGTCGTTTATGCTCAAACATGCCGCATAAAATCCACAATCCCAGGAACAGTCCTTAGTTGGTGTTCTATAAATATCACCTCCTTTCTCTAAATATTCAGTCATTTCCTTCATCTGTAAACCAATCTCATATTCTAGTACCTGTAATCCTTCTACATTTCTAAATACATCTGCACGAAGAACAGGTTGCTTATCATTTATACCACCGTACCCCGTTCTAACTACATTGTAAATTATTCCTCTAGGTTTTACTCCCAACATCTTAGCTGCAAGCATATAGACACTAATTTGAGGATCTAATGAAACATGTTTCAAACTTGCTTGTTTAGCAAATTTATGTTCCATTAGATAAACTCCACCTTTTCTTTCAACCACTGCATCTATAAAACCTATTAATTCTTCATCCCCCATCTTTAATCTGAATTCTTGTTCTACAGATAGGAAATTAAAATTATCGTATTCTCTAGCGAATATATAATATCTAGAAAGAACAGTACTTATAAGATCCCAATCTTCTACATAACTCATCTCATCTTGCTGCTCGTATTCTGCTAATTTATTAGAGGCAGCTTTCAAAGACGACTCTTCTGAACCTGTACGATAAAATTCTGCGAGTGCGGAGTGTCCTATGCTTCCTATTCTCTGTCCAGGAGAAGTAGAAGTTAAGAAACCCTCTTTATACTTCCAATGAAATTGGACTTTACAGCGTCTCCATGAATACATGGAAGTATGTGAATATCGCATAAATTCTCCTAAATCTTAGTGAATGTATATGTTTTATCTTTGTAAACCGCCATATTAAGAGGTTTACCGTTGCACTTTTTACTTAGAACCATACCTATTATTAAAGATGATATAACTCTACCCACAGGAACAACAGCATCCATAATAGGATCAAATTCTTTTAGGTTTTCCTCAACTATTCGTTCTATATCTTTTACCGACTCAAATCCTGAAGTTATGAATTTTATTTTATCTGTATACACGCTAAGAGCAGATATATCATGTGAAGGTTCTGCAACATATATGGTTCTAAACATTTATAAGCCTCTTTTGAAGAATTTCTCTAATTATTCCTGTAGTCAATTTATAACTACTATCTGCTCTGAATTTAAGAACTCTATTTATAACATGATCGATAGTTTCTGATCTAAAGTTCTTTTCATTTATTGTAGATAAAAGATGTATAACGTGTGGAGATTTAGTAGTTCCTATTCTGCGAATACGGTACAAAGATTGATAGTAATCATCTCCGTCGTAACTTCTTTCGAGATATATGGCTGTTCTTCCAGCAGTTAGTGTTAGACCAAATTTACCAACTTCTGGATGAGCTACTATGACATCAAGATATCCATGTTGAAAAGCATCCACCGTATCTTGTCTATCTTGTGAAGATGTAGAACCAGTAAGTTTCCGTACGGTATATCCTTTCTTTAAAAGTATATCTGTAATGCTGGTAGCTGTGTAGATAAAATTAGTCCATATAATTGCGGGTAATTCTTCAAATTCCAATAATTCTACCGCAGCCTTCCATTTAGCACTTTGATCAGATTTACCGTCGATAAGTATAGGATTGCTTGCTAATTGGATTAAACGAGTAATTTGAGCTAAAACATTCGTAGCTAATATCGTATCTCCTTCTGGAAGCTCTGCTATAAATTTTTCTTCCATGGAAATATATGCTTTAGCTTGCTCCGGTAGCATATCAATCTCTACATCATCAAATATCCAATCAGGTAGATCTACTACCTGATCTTGTGTTCTACAAAAATATATATCTGCAAGATCTTCATTAAGAATCCTATCGGAATTAGGTCTATTACCAGATATCTTCCAACCCCACTTCAATTTATCAATTACACAATACCTTTCTGCAAATTTCCAATAACTACCGAATCTTTTACTATCTAATATGTGTAATTGAGACCACATATCATCATAATATCTACTAGTAGGTGCGCCACTAAGAAGGAATACATTATCTACAGACTGTGCAATTTCATTAACACATCTAACTCGTACAGTAGTAAATTTCCAATGATCTTTTCCATTATCATCAGCTACTTTAGTTCTATGATGATTTTTTATTAGTATAGACTCGTCAACAATAAGATTATCGAAATGAAGATTTATATATTCTTCAGTATATGCAGTAAGAGTATCGTAATTAGTAATCACGAACTCGTAGGGTTTTGATCCATAGGTTTGATGCCATATAGCGGAAGGTTTCTTTATCCACTTCCATATTTCATTACGCCATGTTCTAGTTAAAGTAAGGGGACATACTATGAGTGTATTTCCACCTATTTCCTGCATGGCTAGTATAGAACATACAGTTTTTCCTAATCCGGGAGCTAAAGCTAGTAAAGCTCTTTTATGTTTTACAAGAAATGAGGTGGCTTTTTTCTGCTCTTCAAACAAGGAAGTTTTATTTAATCCTTCAATATTATCAACTTTTAGTAATTCTTGTTCCCATTCATCTACCGTACTATCTTTTATAAGATTAGGAAACATTCTCACAACCCCCATCATGTTGCTGTAATTTAAATTTCCATACCAATAAAACTTTCCATTTTTGTCTTTTCCCCCACGAAAATTCAAAACTCTTATTTGATCGGATGGAAAAACATTAGGATAAAATTGTAGATGACCTTTTTCTATCTTCAGTAAACCATCACTTACAATTTTATCATATTTATAGATATATGCAGTAGACGGTAACGGTATGCTGTCTAAATCTATGCCGGATAATTGCATAGAATATTTATACAGACAGGATCTAGCTGTGAAGAATTGCGCTTGACTTATGGGTTTTTGATTAATTACAAGTAGTTCTGCAATATCTGTAAGGAATGCAGCATCAACAGTATTGAAACCCATTCCATTTAGATGTTTTGTGGAGTGAGTTACAAGCTCGTCATCTGTCTGCCTATTATACAGAGCTATAAGTGCTTTTAGAACTTGGTTATCATCTTTCCAGTCCATTTTAGGATGCCTTTTAGCTTCAAGATCAAGAATTTTCTAACCTGCCACAATTTTACTACAGGTTAGGTCGTAAAGCAAGGGTAAAAGTTCGTATTACTTCTTGTATAATTTATTTTTTAGAAGGAAAAAATCTGTCTATAAGGTCATGAACGAAGTTAGCTCCTCTTCCTATTGCAAGTCCTGTAAGAACTTGTCCAACAGGACCACTCTCTATAACAGGATCAAGTTGTGCATATTGAGATAGTAGAGATATAAGATCTAGTTTATAGTATAATGCTAATCCTACACCTGCTATAGCGGAAACATACATTAGAGTCCAGGTGTAGGGTTTCAATTTTTCTATCCTATCAAATAACTGCCCAAGAAAATATTCAACTAGACCTTCAGTTACGAGAAAGGCCAAAAATAGAATAACTAACAATGCTCCTAACATATTACTCCTCCGATTTTTTTGTTTCAGCTATCATTGGAACAGGGTTAAGACTATGGGATTTTAGTTGATGTACTAATCTCTTAGACCAATCTAGATAATTTTGTAATTCTTTATCTAATTCGTTAACACGAGAATTTAATTCCATTATTTTAGATTCATAATCATTCTTAATTTGTACTACCATATCGCGTAATTCTTTAACTTCGTTCTCAAGACGCTGATTCTGAGCATCTCTCTTTAATATCTCTTCTCCTGCTGCTACAGCAATTTTTAGAAATAAACTAGATGCTTCTGCATCGATCTTTTCAGCTTTATTCTCAGAAACTTTTGCTTCTAGAATCATTTTTTTCATCTCTGGTCGTATCTTAATAATTACAACGACGATCGTAGTGATGGTTCCTATAAGTGAGAATAAAGAAAATACAACAGTAATTATTCTATCTAGTGTCATTTATCCCTCTTTTCTATCAATGTTATAATCATTATAATGGACACTAATAATATTGTAGACATCATTAACAGTCCAGGACGAACATAAGTAGCTCCCATCTCTACAGTATATGGTGTACCTGTAATCTCTATTATTCCATAAAATAATATCCAATATAAATTTATAATTCCCACCAAGATAGCAATAGGCGACCACATATAACTCTTTATTCTTCTAATAAATCTAATAATAAGAATAAGACACGTAAAATTAACTATCACTATTGCCCAACTAAATATCGCAAATAGTAAATTATCTGTATTCATTCGATAATCATCTCCATTGATATAACTAATAAGTTCCAAGTAGTAGGTATTCCTGCCACGATAGGAATTACCCAATCAATCTTGCGCCTCTTCTTCAGATGCAATATTTCTGCCACGCAGAAAATTACAATCAACTTTGTTACCAGCACCTCAAGAGATATACCGATAGGATTGATTTCTGTCAATCCCATAGATATCCCAATACCTGTTGTAAGGATGTCCAACAATTCGACCAGGATAAAAATATATACGGGTGTCATTTTCTGAACCGTATTACCAAATCACGAATGTATATCAATAACTTGGCGGTAATGATAAATAGACTCCGCATGGTAATGATGGCGGCTGATGCGGCTTTCAAGACGGTACGAATATTTAATAATTGCGCATTGATTTGTGCCACGTTGGCGGTAGTGATATTCTTGATGGTGGCGTCAATGTAAGCATCCACCTGCGCTTGAGTTTGACCGGCGAATATTTGAGCGGTGATATAAGTTTCGGCTTGTGCTGCCGTTCCAGTTTTGGCCCAAGTTGGAAGATTACCATAATCAGAGATAGCGTTATTCTGTGCGTCAATTATTATCTGCTGTTCGGAATCTGCTGCCGCCCTCTCTGCCAATATTACTTGCCATTCGTTATTACATTCTACTTCGGTTGGTTTTGTTGTAAGCGGATCACGCCACTCCAATATATCGGCGTAAGTTGATCCACCATCCCTCCAAAGGTATGCTGAATTTGGTCTTAGTCTATGCAAAATACCTAGATAATCCATTTATACTCCTATAAATAGGTACAAATAGCTGCAATCACGGTATTGGCGGTATTACCCTGAAATCGAATTCCATAGCTCGATCCTCCTGCCTGCGCTGCTGGCAGCATAAGGTTCAAATAATAAGTTGTTCTAGACGCCACATCTAAAGTTTTCTCTCTTGTTACAGGGATTAGAATATAACGATATACATTATCTGTTCTATTATAATAAACAGGAGATGTCATTTCTGCATCACTCTGAGAATTATTGGCAGTAGATAAAGTTGCGTATACAGCAAAATTCTGCCCGGACGAATAATGGGCAATACTTGCATCATATCTAACTCTCCACGAGCCAACTGGAAGCGATATAGATGTTGGGCCAACGTTATACCATGTTCCTACAACCGGACTGACTTGCTCTCTCTGATTAGGGTCTGAAAATTTTACTGTCCACTTTGCAGGAGATAATGGAAATCCAAATGGTGTTCTCATTTTAGAATAATACGGAGATGTCAATGCACTTGTACTAACTATAGAATAATCAGTACCCCCATATAAAATTAATCTAGTTCCCGATATGTACGTAACAATGAAATATTTTACTGTACTATCAGTAAGTTTTATCTTACATCCTACACAAATCTGGCTACTCAAATCTACACTGGTATCAACTATAAATGTAGAATTTACTACTATACTCACCAAAGGATTAGTAGTAGTATGATTTAAAGCCAAAGAATTTACTGTGATATGAGTATCCGTATGAACTACTGTAACGATTGCTGCTTCTATTCCAGCACTAGACGATACGTATACTAACATTCCAACTTCAAATCCAGAAGTTGCCGCCATATTTAGTTCTATATTAGAACCGGACCCCGGATCGTTAGTATATGCTTTCGAGTACGGAAGTCTGCTGGAAAATTTTACCAATGGATCAGTGGTGGTATGATTTAATGTCAATACAGAAACAG